GGTGGGGATGGATTATTCAGGATTACAAAGTTCTGGGTAATGCCTATGCTCGCATTATGCCTATAAGGGGTGCAAAGGACGGGGAACAAAGGTACTACCTTCAATATCTCCCCGGTGACATGGTTTCTCCTGAGGGTAATCAGACTACTACGACTGAGAACTTCGTGTACACGGTTGATGGGCGACAATTCATTATTCCGTCTGAGGAAATCATCCACTGGGCTTACCTTCGTGACCCAAAAGATATCCGCCTCGGGCGCACTCAACTTAGTGCCGTCTTGAAAGAGATTGCTACAGACAACCAGTCGTCAACAACGGCGTACGCCCTCGTCCGCAACAACGCAATGCCTTCTCTTATGGTTGGGCCTTCTCCCGGAGACATGGTTGAAATGTCTGTCGATGATGCCCGAACGATGAAAGATAAGTTGGCTGAGGACTTCACATCTGACTGGGCTGGTGGCATTGCTGTCATGACCGCCCCATACAACGTGAGTCGCTTGTCGATGAGTCCGTCTGAGATGAACCTCGATGGATTACGCCGAAAGCCTGAAGAACGAATCAGTGCCGCACTAGGACTGAACTGTATGGTTCTGAGTCTAGGTGCTGGACTCGAGCGTAACACTTACTCTAACTATGCTGAGGCTCGTAAAGCGGCTTGGGAAGATGGAATGGTTCCTCTTCAACAACAACTTGCTGACGTGCTAACACTGAAGATACTCCCACTTTTCCCAGACATCCAAGAAGGCGATGTTGTTGCATTTGATAACTCGAATGTGAACGCACTTGACGAAGACAATACGACAAAGGTTGCTCGCTCAACGTCTCTGTATGAAAGCGGCATTATTGACCGTGCTGAGGCTAGGAAGATTGTTGGCGAACTTGTTCAACCTCAGGACGCTGAAGTCTTCCATTCAAAGGGGCTTGGGCTCGTCGGTGGAATCATGCCAGCCGGGCCTGTCGTCAAATCAGTTGAAGTCAAGAGTGAAGATGTTGAGATTGACGAGGAGATTAAACTCGTCCAGTATGAGATTCGCTCCGCTGATACGTTTATCCCAACCTCGGCTATGGCAAGTGCCGCCCGTCGTGCTATTGCTTGGCGTGAAGAGGGTCGTCCCGGAGCAACTCGTGTAGGGTGGGCTAGGGCTAATCAACTTGTCAATCGAGAGAAACTCTCCACTGACACTGTGATGCGTATGTACTCATTCTTTGCAAGACATGAGGTTGATAAGCAAGCGGAAGGGTTCAGTGAGGGCGAAGAAGGATTCCCGTCCAAGGGTCGTGTGGCGTGGGATGCGTGGGGTGGAGATGAAGGATTTGCTTGGGCAAGGAGGATGCGTAATCGTATCTTGGCTAAGAGGGCTGAGGATTCCGCTTCTTCAGACGATGGTCTTGCCGCTAAGTCTTTCCACTCTCCTCTCTACTCCAGTGCGAAACAACTACAGCGTGACATACTCCGCCAAGAACAAATCGTAGTTGAGTCCGCACAGACGGCTTGGAGTAAGGCGTTTGCCTCAAGTCAGAAGATGGCACTGGAACTATCTGAGGGTATGACCAAGACTCAGGCGGCGGCACTGTGTAAGAAGCATATTGGGGCATTGGAGTCATTCACTGAGAAGGTGACTGAACTTACTGAATCTGGTCAGTTTAGTGTGGCTGAAACCGCATCTGAGGAAGTCAAGGATATGGCATTACTTCAGAGCCCAGATATCGAGTGGTCAGACGTAGATAGTTATGACATTAGTGATTTGTCAGGCGTTGCCTCTAGTGGTGAGTCAATTGCGGTGATGATGAATGATGTATTGACGACGCTCAAGAGGAGTGTTGGAGATGCGCTTGAAACAAGTGACCCAGCCTACATCAATGCCGTCCTCAATGGAATTAGGCTAAACGGTTTCAATCAGTACGAGAACATCGTGCGTAACGAAATGCTTCATGCCTCACGTTCGGGAGCAATGGTTGCTTATGCCAAGAACAAGTCGAGTGTCCTTGGTTACAAGCGTGTGTGTTCGGCGGATACCAAGACAAGTGCTGTCTGTTGGGGTCTACATGGTGTTGTCTCTCCTCTGAATCAGCATCCTCACGTCCATTCTCGTTGCCGCTGTGTTACCGTACCAGTCGTAGATGGAAGTGTTGATACTGACGTACCTACCTCTGAGCAACTGTTCATGGCACTGAGCCCAGATGAGCGTAAGAGTACACTGGGTAAGACTCGTTATGAGTATTGGGAGAACGGAACGCCATTGTCGTCATTTGCAACGACGTATATGGATGACACATGGGGGAACGTCGTCCGGTTGACACCTCTAACTGAACTTGTAGTGTCAAGTTGACAACGTGCAAAAACAACGTAATGTAAGTGAGACGGCTTGTGCCGTCCAAGTCCTTACGATGCATAGGATGTAGCATTGGATAACAACGGAACTAAGACAATGAAAGACTTACTGGTTACATTCGGTGATGAGGTCAAAGTCACGTCGAGTGGGAAGGTCAGTGGTTACCTAATTCGGTTCGGTGGAACGGACTTGGATGGTGACTTCTTTACCCAATCATGTGATTTTGGACGACCGACAAATGTTGGCGACTCCTTTAAGATGAACCTCTACTATGCTCATGGCATGGATGATGTCGTTGGCAAGGAAACTGTTGGTACTGGAAGGGTTGTCGTAAAAGACGCTGGTCTCTGGTACGAGGGTCAGATTGAGATTAGTGACGAGTATCGCAAGATGATTGCAAAACTCGGGCAAGAGGGTCGCCTTGGATTCTCCAGTGGGGCGGCAAGCCACCTCGTCGAGCGAAAGTCGGTTGGTAGCGCAAGCCAAATCATCCGATGGAACCTTGCTGAGGCAAGTCTTACTCCAAAGCCAGCCGAGCCTCGAAATATGGCGAGTGTCAAATCACTCAAGAGCCTTATGGCTGAAGAAGTCAAAGCGGCTCCGGACGACCTAAAGGTTGGAGACTTCGTTCAATGGTCTTCATCTGGTGGTAATGCCGTCGGACGCATTGAGCGTGTTGCCACAAACGGTCGAGTTACTCCTGAGCCAAGGGGTAATGAGATGATTGGTGTAGAAAGTGACCCAGCGTACTTAGTGCGAGTTATGTCCGATGATTCAGGTGAGATGGAAATGACTGGGATTACAGTTGTTCATCGAGCAAGGTCATTGACTAAGATTGAGAATCCGATGAAGTGCGGGATGGGTTATCCACGGCAGTCGAGTCCTCAAGTAGTTCTCGTACGCCCTAAACCGTACACTTATATGTTGCCTGTACGTGCGGAAGCACGAGGAATGAATACAATAACTAATAACGCTCCTATGTCGGAGGAAGAAATGATGCGTCGTCGTTACATGGTTCCACGGGAAGATTCGATGCAAGGCTATATGCCCGTCTTGCCTAATACGACCGCTTACCCTGCCGTCCAAGGCTATATGCCAATTTTGTCCCCGTCCACTCAGTACCCAGCAATGCAATCCATGGATGAGCCTTATGCTCCCCAAGGTTATATGCAAACTGTGCCAATGGTTGGCTATGGACGTTCAAATGCTCCTATGTCCGAAGACGAGATGATGCGTCGCCGTATGCGTTATCAGCCTGAGGTACAGGGATATATGCCTGATTATATGCAAGCAATGCAATCTCCATTCACCGCTTGCAAGATGTGTGGTCGTGGGATGCACAAGGGGATGTCGTTCTGTCCTTCTTGTGGGTCGGCACAGAAGAATGGTGAAGCACCGATGCCTATGGCTCGCCTACGTGGTGAGTCTGAAGAAGTCGTTGGCGAGATGATGCGTGAGAAGCCAGAACTGGAAGTTAATCCTCAGGTTCTCTCCACTATCCTCAGTCATTTGATGCAAGCATACTATGACATGATTCAAGCGTTGTCCGAAGGTGAGGACGAGGGTGCTTATGAGTCATATCATGGTAAGTTGATGAAAGAGTGGGATATGTTCCACGAGGCTGGCAAGTCGTTCTTGTCAGAGCGTGTTCGTCCACTAAACGAAGTTCAGTCGATTCCAGTGACTTTTAGCAAGTCTAAGCCATTGACTGTAAGTGAATTTGAGAAGCGTGTGCGTGATGCATTCGGACTCTCAAGACGAGAAGCAAAAACTGTTGCTTCTCATGGATGGAAAGCCCTGTGCGATGCAGGGGTTGCCGCACTGACCGATGAGGTCGAAAGCGAATCGAAAGCAATCATCTGGGAAGATGCTCCGCAAGTAGAAGAGCCAGTAGTACAGGATGCTCCAGTGAACGCTGAAGAGCCTGTAAAGAAGCCCCGTAAGAAACAGGTCGCTACGCCTGTTGCTGAACCAGTTGCTGAAGAAGTCGCTCCAGTGGAAGAGGCTAAGTCAGTCAATGAACTCGATGATACGGATGCTGATGACGATAACTCCGATGACAACGCTGACGAACCAGTCGTTGCCGCCGAAGTATCCGAAGAGGCAAAGGCAATCTCCGAAGCAAAACGTGAAACGCTCATGCGTAAACTAATGCTTCAGCAACTTGCATCACAGGAAGGTTAGTAAAGATGGATATCAACGCACGAATCCGCAATTACGAAGCACAAATTGCGGAAAACAAGAAGGTAGCCGAGGGAATCCTTGGTGACACCAATCTCTCGATGGATGACGCTCAGGAACTGATTGCAACGAACGATACGCTCCTTGCTCGCATCAAGTCCCTCAAGACGCTTGCTGGTCAGGCATCTGACAACTCCCTGCCTTACCCAGAGGTAAAGGAAGTCGAAGAGACTCCTGCTGTCAAGAACTATGACCGCACTGACGCAATCAAGGCGGCATCGTTGTCCGCTGTTCAGAAGACCGGCCCTTTCCAAGGTGAGACGAAGTCTGAGCGAGCATTGAAAGCATACCGCTTTGGTATGTGGTTCCTCGCCGGCCCTGCTGGTCAGTCCAAGGCTCAACGCTGGTGCAAAGAGCGTGGCATTGAAGTCAAGGGTCATGTCGAGAACGAGAACGAGGCTGGTGGATTCCTCGTACCTGAAGAGTTCCTGTCCGACCTCATTGACCTCCGTGAGCAGTACGGTGTGTTCCGCCGTAACTCCCGTGTCACCCCGATGTCTTCTGACACTCAGACTCGCCCACGTCGCAAGGGTGGTCTTACCGCTTACTATGTTGGTGAGGCTTCAAATGTAACTGAGTCCGAACTCCAGTGGGACAGAGTTCGCCTGATTGCCAAGAAGTTGGCGGCACTTGCGAAACTGTCTGTTGAACTCAACGAAGACAGTGCAATCGACCTCGCTTCCACGGTTGCTGATGAAATCGCATACGCATTCGCTCTCGCCGAGGACGGTGCTGGTTTCAACGGTGATGGTACTTCCACATTCGGTGGTATCGTCGGTGTCCGTGAGAAACTCAAGGGTCTCGACGCAACTCCAGCAAACATTGCTGGTCTTGTCGTTGGTACTGGTACAGGCTACGCCACCTCCTTCAACTCGTTGACGCTTGGTGACTTCCGCCGTATCGTTGGTCGCCTCCCACAGTTTGCTGACACGCCGAATGCTAAGTGGTATGTCCACCGTTCCTTCTACCATGAAGTTATGGTGCGCTTGGCTGAAGCAACCGCTGGTACTTCCAGTGTTGAAATCATCAACGGAATTGCTCGTACATACTTCCTTGGATACCCAGTGGAGTTTGCACAGGTTCTTCCAAAGGATAGTGCCGTCAGCCAAGTTACAGCACTCCTCGGCGACCTCCGCATGGGTTCCATGCTTGGTGACCGACGTGATGTAACCCTTGCACTGTCCGAACACGCGGCCTTCACGACGGACGAACTTACGCTCCGTGGAACACAGCGTTTCGATATCAACGTCCATGACGTTGGAAATGCTTCCTCTGTAGCGGCAAACCGTACGCCGGGCCCAATCGTCGGACTTATCACTCCGAATGCGTAGTGATTTGACATGGTGGGGGGTGAGTAATCACCTCCCACTGGAGAACTTCAATGATTAGTACAACTGACCAGAGAATTGTTCGAATCCTTTCCCCTCAATCAGGAACGGCTTTGACATCGTCTGAACTCGACACTGTCCAGAGCGGAATCAAGGCTGATTATGCCGTCATCTACTACATCCTAGGTGCAGTCGGTGCTGGTGGAATCACCGCTGGAAACTTCAAACTCCAGCATTCTGACGTATCCGGTTCCGGATATGTAGACATTCCTGCTTCTGGTAATGGTACTGGTGGTACGTTTGGTGTTGTTACATCATCGACTGATGACAACAAGGTTTACGCAATCAACGTAGATACTCGCAAGACTCGTCGCTACTTGAGAGTGACCTGTACTGCCGCCGCCGCTACCCTCGCTTGTGGAATCGCCATCCTCGAGGTGAAGGAAGCACCATTCACAGCCGCTACTCGTGGTGTGACTGGCGCAGAACTCCTCATCTAGTCCTTTTTGAGTGACCCCTTCTTAGTGAGGGGGTCACTCTGGTAACCACAATGATTAATTTCCTTGACCAGCGTATTGTTGGCATCACCCCACCTGCCGCAATCGTCAACAATGCGTCTTTCACGACGGCTGAAGTTGACTCGGTTCAGAATGGCATCAAGTACGACTGGGCATCCGTTTACGTGTATCTGGGAGCAACAGACGTAGCCATAACCTCATGTAAGATTCAAGAGTCAAATACATCTGGTTCTGGTTTTGTGGATGTAGTTGGAAAGCGGGGGGTTGCCTCCCTGTCTCCTACAGCCACTGATGACAACAGGTTCTTTGTCTTCCATATTGATATGCGACGTAGGCAACGCTACCTTGACCTAGTCCTAACTGTAGGTAATGGTGCTACTGGTGGATTTGTCACAGCATTCGCCATCTTGTCCCGTTCTAAAGAAGTTCCGTCAACTGCTCTACTCCGTGGAGCAAATGGTGGAGAGATGTTGGTAACCTAATGAAAACTCGTGAGGAAGTCGCCCTTGAAGTCGCACGTATGTGTGCGTCTGACAGACAGCCACAGTTGTCTACGGACGACATCCTTGCGGTTGTAGATGAATCAAAGCGGGGATTACTTTGGGAATCGT